TCCAAGGCTGCCTTCGAGCGTGCAGCGCGGGCGGCGCAGTCGGGGCAGACGAGTCTGGCTGGCCTGGCTCAGAACGTCGGGGAAAAGGGTGTGCTGAGGGGTGGCAAGGAGCTCGTTCAACACGGAGTGGCCGGTCAGTGGAGGAACAGCGGGCTGATGGGCAAGGCCACGATGGTTGGCATGCCCTTGGGTGGCGTCGCTTTGGCCGCGATGCAGCCAGATGACCCGGAGAATCCAGATGCTCCGAAGAAGGGGGAGCGCATCGGGGCGTCCGTGGGTAGTGGCTTGGCCGGCGCGGTCACCCCGTTGATCGGTTCTACAGGCGGTTCTGTCGTCTCCCGTACTGGTTCTGCTGTCGGTGGGACCATTGGGAAGGGGATCGACAAGCTTGTAGGTGCCGTTCGACGCCCGTCTCCCAACGCACTTGGTGGGGGCGCAGCTACCCCTGGGGCTTCTCCTGGGCTAGACAGTCCGCCTGTTGAGCGTGTCTACTCGAATGCGGCACTCGGTAAACCGCCGGAAGGTCTACAGGTATGAGCTTCTCCTTCGGAAACTTCGCAATGGGCTCAGTGAGCTCTGCCGCTCGCTTCTCGGGTGGCATGACGCGTGGGCGCATTCAGGGCGGGAACATGCAGGGGGTCAACTACCCCAGCCCGTTCTTCGACGTCGGGCACACGTACCTCCCGACGACGGTCAAGCAGCTCTTCAAGTTCTGCCGGTACTACTTCCTGACGAATCCGCTCATCAACGCCATCATCGTCAAGCTCTCGGAGTACCCGGTAACGGACATCATCATCGATCACGAGGACCCCGAAGTGGTCCGCAAGTGGACGGACTACTACAACGACACGATCCGTTTCAGATCGTTTCAGATCGAATGCGGGCTGGACTACCACTGCTACGGAACCAGCGCGGTCAGCCTGTCCTTTCCCTTCCAGAAGTACCTCACATGTACTTCCTGTGGCTTCAGCGAGCAGGCGCGAAAGATTCGTGACTACTGGTCGTACAGCAGCCACGAGTTCCGTCTGTCGTGCCCGCGCTGCGGCGCAACAGGTGCAGCCATCCCGAAGGATTGGTACTACCGTGACGCCAGCTCCATCCGTCCCGTGCGCTGGAACGTCGAGGACATCGAGGTCAGCTACAACGACATCACGGGTGAGTGCACCTACTTCTACACGATGCCCGCGCCAATGCGCGCTGACATCACTCTCGGGAAGAAGGACATCGTTGAGGGGATGCCGCAGATCTTCCTCCAGGCCATCCGCCAGGAGAAGGGCGTCATCTTCAGCAGGGCAAACCTCTTCACGATGAAGAGGGCGACGCTCGCATTCCAGGACCGCGGCTGGGGCATTCCACTCATTCTTCCCGTACTGAAGGATGCCTTCTACCTCCAGATCATGAAGAAGGCGCAGGAGGCCATCCTCCTCGAGCACATCGTTCCCTTGCGCATCCTGTTCCCGCAGGCTGCTTCAGGTACCACTGACCCCTTCACCACGATCAACCTCCTAGACTGGCGTGACCAGGTTGCTATGGAGATTGCGCGGTGGCGGCACGACAACAACTACATCCCGATCATGCCCCTACCATTGGGCAATCAGACCATCGGTGGTGATGGCAAAGCACTCCTCATGAGCCAGGAGATGCAGATGCTAGGGGAACAGATCATAATGGGGATGGGTGTCCCTCGTGAGTTCTTGCAAGGTGGTCTGTCCTACGCAGGTACCAACGTCTCGATGCGCATGCTCGAGAACATGTTCTTGAGCTTCATCGGTCGTCAGCGGCAGATGGCCAACTGGGTGATGCAGATGGTCGCCCACTTCATGGGTTGGCCGAAGGTGAACGTGCGCTTCAAGCCGTTCAAGATGGCCGATGACATGCAGCGGAAGAGCTATCTCTTCCAGCTGAACCAGGCGAACAAGATCTCTGACACGACACTCCTCTCAGATGCCGACCTCAACATCGAGGAGGAGAATGACATCATGATGCAGGAGGGCGCACGGCGCCTCGCTGCTGTAAAGAAGCAGCAGATTGCCATGGCCGAGATTCAAGGTGAAGCTCAGGTCGTCATGATGAAGATGCAGGCGAAGGCGCAGCAGGCAATGCAGCAGGCAATGCAGCAGCCTGCTGCGCCTGGGGAGCCCGGGGGCCCGCAAGCACAGATGAGCCCACAAGAGGCGCAGCAGCAGGCGCAAGCCACTCCACCACCACAGCCACCTATGCTCCCTGAAGGCACTGAGGGTGGGGGCTCTTCCTCCGTCCCTGGTGATGCTCAGTCGACGCTTGGCCTGGACCAGGACCTGGGAGCTGCACCAGGACAGGAGCAGATGCCCGTCGACATTCTTCAGCTCGCTGAGGGGTACGCCGCGCAGATCGCGCAACTGGACCCGTCCATGCAGGAGATGGCACTCAACGCCATCGCGGCACAGAGCCAAGAGCTGGCAGACCTCGTGTACGAAGCGCTGAGTAAGATTCAGCAGGGAGACGCGGGCCAGTCACTCCTTGTAGGTGGGGCGCAGGGCGGCCCCGAAACTGGAGGTGTGGACATGCGCCCGCTTCCAGACAAGCTTCCCCCTCGGCGCGTCAACGCATTGGTCTGATCGTGGGCTAGGTCTTGGGCTTTCGCCCTGATGCCCCTGGAGGGGCATCGACCTCTTCAAAAGCTGCGCATCAGCCGTCCAAAGCCCCGTAGCAGGGTAACGGCTGCTGTGCCTAGTATCTCTGCATTCTCTCTGCGTATGCGCTCCTCGTGCATCCGTCGTTGAAGCGCGATGTCTCTTGACCGTGCTTCTTGCTCGAGCGCGTACCTTTCTGCGCGAACAGCTTCTTCCTGCTGCCGAAGGGCAGCAGCTCTGTGCGCGGGGGAAGGGTGAAGGGGGTGCAAGGTGCCGAAGAAGTCTGCGCCCACGCGATCCGTGTGGCACGCATCCATGAGCTTGAGCACGTCAGGTGGGGGCGCTTCGCTGAAGCGTGTCTTTGGGAAGAACTCAGGGTCCTTCGTAAAGACGAACCGGTCACCGCGGCGCTCCCACATGTACTTGCAGACGTCTGAGTCGTTGATGGTATTGAGTGAGATGTTCATGTGTGGGTCTCCACTACTGTTATGCCGTGGAGACCCATCACTTTTACTTGCGCGCTGGATACGGTGGTCTCAGTACCTGGCTCTTGTCACAGACTACAACGTGTCCCCAATTCGCTGGTTTACGCGCGAATGGCGTGCGCACGATGCACCAGACGACTTGCATGCCTCTTGGGGGCTGTGCCGGGGCATACCCATCCCCATCCGTGAAGTACACGAGCAGGTTGGTGCGCGGATACTTCTTCTTGACGTGTGCGAAGACGAGGCTGAAGTCTGTCCCACCACGTCCATGGTAAGCCAGCTTCGGCAGGTCGCGTAGTCGTATGACGCGCTCGTGCTGTACAACGGTGTCCACCTGTAGGTGGACAGCCGTCTCCACGCCCGCGCGGCGTATCAGGTGCATAGCCTCATTGCGTGCTTGAACAAGCTGTTCAGCACCCATGGACCCACTCGTATCCTCGACGAGGCAGATGTCCAGTTGCCTGTCCACCAGCCCCGCAGTGATGCACCCAGCCAGCTGTCCTGAGATGCTTGGGTTGCTGAGCGAGTAGTCCGTTGCACCTGAGATCTTCTGCACGGCACGCTGGATGATGCGCCGTAGAACTGAGCGCCAGTTGATCGCTGGCTTTTGGTTACGTAGCTTGATCATCTCGCGTAAGCGTCCAGGGATGTCACCACGCCCGGCAGCCGCGCTTTCGATGTCATCCAGTACCTGGCGTCGGGCACTCTCTACTTCTGATGTCGTCTTTCCGTAAGCGGCATCGAGCTCCACTTCCAGCTGCTTGTTCGTTGCATTGCCTCCGGCGCCACCGCACCCACCGGATCCTACTTTTGGTACCCACTTGCCTGGCTGCCCTTGTCCTGGTGCATTCGACCCCTGTTGCCCTTTTCCTGCAGCACTAGGGTCTTGCTGTCCCTTTCCTGTGGGCTGTCCGCTTTGCTGCTTACCAGCATTGCTGTCCATGTACTGCTGCAGTGTCTGCTGTGCCTTGTCCATCTTCTTCTGCAGCAGGGCGTAGTACTCCTCCAGGGTGAGGTTGTCTGGCAGGCCAAATGACTCTGGGTACACGACCCAGGAGGGCAACTTCCAACCTTCTGCTCGTAGGTTGAAGTTGATGGCCATGTCTCCCGCCACGTTGGCGAGTTCCTTGTTCGGAAGGTCTTCAAGACGCTCGAGTCCGCGTAGCGGGTGCTCGCACTCATGCGCGAGGCAAGCGCCAACGACGTCGTCTGTTTGGAGCTCAGGGTCGTTGAGTAGCCAATCGCCGTTCACGTACAGGACGAGTCCTCGCGTGATGCCCATTGTCACGTCAGGGGCATCCACGACTTCTACGGTCATCTCGAGCAGAATGCCCCCGTAGTAGTCGGACCTGTGGAGTACGTAGGCACGACCCAGAGATAGCTTCTCCCTGACCCGGAGAATCGTCTCTTCAGTTGGCATCAGACCTTCCCCACGTACTTGACGTGCCCACTCATATTCAGAAGACTGGCGATCTGCTCCACGTGGTCCTGCACTACCTTATCGGGGTGGAACAGGTCGATGCCATTGTGCAGTAGGACGGTGAACGGGCGGGGGATGAGGTCCTTGTACTGCGCATCACAGATGCTTTGAAACAGACGAAGGCACTTCGCCGCGTACTGCGCCTTCAGCGCTGGGTCCTCTTCTTGCGCTGTGTACGTGGCGCAAGACATGGCCACGATTCGTACCACGTCTAGCTGCTTGGGTACCGTCCACCCATTGGTCAGTACGTCATGTGGATGAGGTAGGTTTGCCTTCTTGACGTAGGCAGCCCACTCTGACGCTATGCCAGCACCGATGAGACCCTCGACCATGGCTTGCTGCACGCTGATGTCCATGCCAAGACACCGAGCCGCCACGATGCTGTTCAACGCCCAATGCCACGTGCGGTGCGATGGCCACGCTTTAGAGGCGCGCGGGTCATCAGCATTAGGCTGGTCGTAGAACTTGGAGCGCGTTACTTCCTTGCCGTCTTCATCTCGCTCTTTGATGCTTCCTCCACTTGCGTCAAGGAACGTGTCCACGATCTCGAGGACGGTACCGAAGTGCTCACGCCAGTGCTTCCGCACGAGTTCATCGTTGTCTTTGATCGTTCCGGTCTCTGGGGAGTAGATACCCGCCATGAGGTCAACCCACTGCTTCTTCGGCGGAGGCGTGTAGTTGAAGTGCAGTACGCGGTTGGCCATAGGGACTTCTAGGTCCCGGCCGTTTGCGGCAATGTCCGCAGGGTTCATCGCCAAGAGAATGCGTACCTTCGGGGGGAGTACGTACTCACCGATAGTGCGCTCGTTTACGAACGATAGAAGTGCAGCCTGCACGGCTGGAGGTGCTGAGGAGATCTCGTCTAGGAAGATGATGGCGTTTCCATCGTCCATTGCCGCACGCACCTGAGGCAGTGCGCATTCGAGGCTAAAGCCAGCGGGGGTCATCACGGGGAAGCCGCCGATGTGCTCTGGCGTTTTGGTTGCCGAGAAGATCGGGTACACGTTCATGCCGAGCGACTTGCCAATAGCTCGAATGCGTCCCGACTTGCCAACGCCAGAACCTCCAATGGCATTGACGTTGATGCCCCAGGGAGCCACGGGGTTGAAAGGCGCCGTAGGCCCGATGCCTAGTGGGGTGGACATGCTGACTGTGATGACTTTCTCGAAAAGGTCCATGCTCATACTCCGTTCATGATCTGGCAAACTTCGGGGCAGTACTTCTCCCCGACTACTGTGATGACACGACCCCTGCGTATGATGATGAAGCCGTCTTTCCCTAGTAGGGTGAACGGCACATACGTGCCTCCGGGTGTCGTGATAGCTTTCTTGTCTCGCTCTGCAGATTCAATGCTACTTGTGATTCGCGCAACCAAGTCGCGATCGGAGAGTGCGGAAGCACTTGGCCAGCGCAGCCGCACCCTCTCGATTGCGTGCCTGGTCACGTAGTTGTGACCCAGGCCCATTCAGCCTCCTTCACCACTGACGTGGCAGTGTTCTGGATCGCAGGGGCCATAGCGCCAGCAGCGCGCGGCCACTCCGCGGTCGCACTCAGTACCCTGTCGTATCCGTGTGACGCCATCCCAGAGCCCCTTCAGTAGGTTGAGATTGACCTCGTTGAGACAGACAGAACACAGCATGTTCAGGTCTGTCATCTCCCAGTCTAGCGCCCACTCGCCATCAGGGGAGCGGTCGCTCAGCTTTGCTCGGCCATCCGCTGCAATGCCACAGATCTCCCCTGGCAAGATGTGTGACCCGCAGCCTTGGCATTCACCGGCGACCACGCCATCTACGAGCGTAGGCGGCGTGTCTTCGTTCAGGTCTGTCAGGTGCTCGATGGCCTCTTCCCAGCAGTTCTCGTGGAAGAAGTACGCAGCGTACTCAGGGTCACCCTCCTCGTCCAGAGCAGCTACGAACTGCGTCACGCCGTCAATGACGTAGGCGCGCACTATCTGGACGAGGAAGCCAGGTTTTCCAATTACGATGGGGTCATTGCAGCTGCCACAGTTGTGTCCTTCTTGATACACGACGCTCGTAGCGAGCGTGTGCTTTGCGAGTTCACTCATTGCCATTGTACGGTCTCCGCCTCTACTCTCACCCAGCGTTTGTCGATTGTTTCGAGGCGCATGTCTGGCCCCAACCCAGTTTCTGGGTCGGCATCCCAGAGGAGGAGCTCGAGGCGCTTCTCGTCGCGATGAGACGACGAGTGCACGTAACGAGTCAGCTCCATGCTTGGTAGTACGATGTCCCAGCCGTACTGCTGCCGGAGCTCAAGCTCACGGATGTGCAGGTCGTCCTGCAGGTCGCCGTCATCGGCGTGAAGACCTACCCAGCCATTGGCTGTGTCTCCAATCTCTGGGTACTCCACCTCTCGTATCGGGTGCATGTCCCCAGGCTTAGCCGACCCGTACAAGAGCTCGTAGTCCATCTCGTTGATGAAGGACACGAACCCGTATTGGTCGATGACGCGCAGCCGTATGTACTCCTTGTACGACTGCACGGGGCGCAGCTCGTTGGCTACGGTCCACAAGCGCTTGCTGTTGATGGGGTCGAAGAACGCTTTACCAATCAAGCCGAATGTGGATGACAACAGCCGCGTCCCCGGGATTACTTCGAGCCCTCTTCCTAGCGGCACGGATAGCCTCCTCTTGGGGTAAGAAGCGGCTTTGGTCGAGTAGCCACCAGGAGATACCCTGGAGGACGCCGACTACTGCCGCAAGAAGGAGGACAGAGCCCCCTTCTGTGTTACTCATGGGTTCTGTACGTCTTCTTCCTCAGCGCCCTCGTCAAGGACGGCCGTCGCGTTCGGTTCGGTCGGTGGTGCGTTTTCCACCTCGGTTACGGTGTCCTCCCCCATCGTCATGAAGAGGTCGTCGATGTCCGTAGCAAAGCGCGACTGCTCCTCTTTTTCTCTCGGCATCATCTACTCCTTGGCGGGGGCTGTTTTCTTCCGCCATAGTTGTTATCCCTTCTGGATGCGGTCTTGTTTCAGGGAACCGCAACGAGGTACTCTAAGCGTGCATGGCCTACCTGGACCCAAAGCAAGCGTTCGCTGACCTGAGGAACAACGTTGTCGAGGGGTTGAAGACGCACTTCCCCATCGTGGGGTCGAAGCAAAGTATTCACCTCGAGGGCCTCGACGTACGTGAAGGTGAGCATGACCCGCTGGACATCAAGGGTCAGCACCAGGCCAAAGTAGAAGGACGTTCTTGGGCTGTCCCTGTTTTCGGCACGCTCGTCATGAAGAACAACGAGACGGGCGACGTTGTGGACCGCAAGGTCGTGAAGCTTGCCGACTTGCCACACATGACACAGCGGCATAGCTACATCCTGGACGGTCAAGAGTACCAGGTGGACAACCAGTGGCGCTTGAAGCATGGGGTGTACACGCGTAGACGGGACAACGGGCAGCTCGAGACTCAGTTCAATGTGGCGGGTAAGCGCGGATTCGACGTCACGTTCGATCCCGATACAAAGGTGTTCTCCATGTCCCGTGGGTCTTCGGAGAACATTCCGGTCTATCCGTTGATGAAGACGCTTGGCGTGGATGACGATACCCTGGAGAAGAGCTGGGGGAAGGACATCCTGGCGGCCAATCGCAATGCACGAGCAGCAGGTACGGCCCTGGACCGCTTCTTCAAGGCGGACAAGAAGCGTGCACCGGCGGACGGGGCAGAAGCACGCCAGTACTTCATCGACACAATGGCAGGATCGAAGGTGCGCCCGGATTCGACGGAGATTACGCTGGGCAAGCGCTACGAGAACGTCAATGGCGATGTCTTCCACGCGGTCACGTCGAAGATGCTCGGAGTACAGCGTGGTGAAGTACCAGAGGACCAACGAGACAGCCTAGTCTTCAAGGACCTGCACACGGTTGCAGACTTCGCAAAGGAGCAGCTCACCAGCTGGAACACGAAGAAGGCTCTTCAGGCGCGCATTGGCAGGAAGATCAATACGGCTACGAGCATCCGCGAGGTCATTCGCGGGAACATGTTCGGTTTCCCCGTACGAGAGGCGTTCACTGGAAACTCGTTGGCTCACGTCGCCGACCAGGTGAACCCAGTAGAGATGCTGGCCTCAAGCTTTCAGACGACCATCACAGGTCCTGGGGGCATTCAGAGTGACCATCAGATCAGCGAAGCTGCGAAGCTCATCAGCCCAAGTCACATTGGGTTTCTTGACCCGATCCACACGCCGGAGGGCTCTAAGACGGGCGTCACGTCGCACCTACCGCTTGGCGTGACCAAGGACGGCAACTCGCCTACGATTCCGGTGTACAACATGAAAACCGGGAAGATGGAGCGGATTGACCCCATCACGTTCCACAAGTCTCGAGTTGTCATGCCAGACCAGGTGCGCTGGGGTAAGTCTGGCCCTGTGCCTGTGGCGAGTACCGTGTCCATGTCACTGGCGGGCAACAAGCTGGAACCCGGGGACATCAAGAGTGCCGACTATGTGATGCGCAGTCCCTCGCAGCTCTTCAGCTTGACTTCAAACCTCATACCGTTTCTGGGGAACAACTCAGGCAACCGCGCGAGCTACGCGACGCACCACATTGAGCAGGCTATCAGTCTTCAGGACAGAGACGCTCCGCTCGTTCAGGTAGGTACTGGGCGCAAAGATGGTATCCGTACGTTTGAGGAGTTCGTAGGGAGGCAGTCGGCACATCTCTCTCCCGCGGCTGGTACGGTCACCGAGGTGAAGCCGGATGGCATCACGATTAGAGGCTCTGACGGAAAGACGCGCACAGTAGCGCTGTACAACAACTTCCCGCTGAATGACCCGAAGGCTGTGCTGCACAGCACACCTGTCGTGAAGCCTGGTGACAAGGTGGCTGCCGGGCAACTGTTGGCGGACAACAACTTCACGCGCAACGGACAGCTTGCGCTGGGGAAGAATCTGCGCGTCGCGTACATCCCGTTCAAGGGCTACAACTTCGAAGACGGAGTCGTCATCAGCGAGACTGCTGCGCAGAAGATGTCAAGCGTGCACATGCACAAGCCCTCGACGACGCTGGGCCCCGACGCGATCACGGGCCTGGACAAGTACAAGGCGCTGCACCCTACAGCGTTCGACAAGGACCAGCTAAGCCGCCTGGGGGATGACGGTATCGTTCAGGTGGGGCAGAAGATCCTTCCTGGGGATCCTCTTGTTGTTGCCTCGCGTCCTTTTGAGTCCAAGGGGTCCATGTCCCTGGGCAAGATTCGAAAGAGCCTGAGCAACCAGCACCTCGACGCGAGTCTCACGTGGAAGAGTGATCGACCCGGTGAGGTCGTGGGCGTGCACCGTGATGCAAAGGGAAACGTCACCGTTCACGTGCGCACCGTGGAGCCCATGCAGGTGGGTGACAAGGTTGCTGGGCGCTACGGTAACAAGGGGATCATCACCGCTGTTCTTCCAGACAAGGAGATGCCGCATACGAAGGATGGGCAGTCCATCGAGATGGCGCTCAATCCTTCTGGCATTCCTGGACGTATGAACATGGGGCAGGTCTTGGAGACTGCCGCGGCGAAGATTGCGCAGAAGACAGGTAGGCCTTACGTCATCAACAACTTCCAGCACGGGCTCGACGCTCTCGATGCGGTCAAGAAGGACCTAAAGGCGCACAACATCGAGGATACGGAAGAGCTTGTGGACCCCGTGAGCGGGCAGGCGCTGGGACGCGCCCTTGTCGGTCCCCAGCACATGCTGAAGTTGAACTTTCAGATCGACAAGAAGGTCAGCGTGCGCTCTGGTATGCCCCTCGAGGGAGCTGAGCCTGAGCACTACGACGCGGATACGCTCATCCCTTCTGGTGGTGGCAAGACCGGTGCACAGTCAATGGGCAACCTCGGCATGTACTCGATGCTCGCGCATGGGGCCAAGGCCAACATTCGTGAGATGCAGACGTGGAAGTCCGAGGGATCCGACCGCCGAGAGCGGTGGAACAGTCAGCACAACGAGGTTTGGCGTGCCATCCAGACGGGCGACATCCCTCCTCCACCGAAGAAGACCTTTGCCTTCCAGAAGTTCGAAGACATGCTGCGTGCCGCGGGCATTGACGTCGTGAAGCGCGGGCATCAGATGCAGCTCACGCCGCTGACGAACAAGCAGATTCTTGCCATGAGTGCTGGAGAGCTTACGCGCCCCGCGGACAGTGTGTACTCGAAGGCAGATCCCATGGGCGAGCCCACCCCGATGAAGGGCGGCTTGTACGATCCGCAGCTTACAGGCGGGCACGGCGGCAAGAACTGGACGCACATTGCATTGCCTGAGCCAGTACCCAACCCCGTCTATGAGGGTGCCATCCAGCGTGTTCTGGGCCTGACGAAGAAGGAGTATGAAGACGTTGTTCACGGGGAGCGTGGAGTCCTGAACGGGAAGGTTGTACCTCTTACGTCGAAGGGCGCTGTCTCCGGCGGTATGGGCATTGCCTCCATGCTTGAGGGGATGGACGTGAAGAAGGAGCTTGCTGCTGCGCAGGAAGCGCTGAAGAAGCACAAGGTTCCAGAGAACCTAGCGCACAGGAGTACTACGCAGAAGGTTGACCAGCTGTACAAGAAGGTTCGGTACCTACAGGCACTGGACCGTGCTGGCATACACCCGCGGGAGGCCTATGTACTCGACAACCTCCCCGTGATTCCGCCGATCATGCGCCCCGTGAGCTTCCTGCCCAGCGGTGACATGAACCATAGTGACCTGACGTCGTTGTACAAGCGCGTTGGTGAACTGGCGACCTCGATGAAGGACCCCAACTACGCGTATGTGGGTAGCAAGGACCGGAAGGATGACCGCTTCAACCTCTACGACGGCGTCAAGGCACTGATGGGCGTAGGGGAGAACTACGCTACCCGTGGCGATAACCCCAAGGGTCTGCTGCTGCAGATTGCGGGGCCAGCACCGAAGCAGGGCTTCTTCCAAAGCACGCTCCTGTCCCGTAGGCAGGACATGACCATGCGAGGTACCATCACGCCAGAGCCCGGCCTCAGCCTCGACAACGTTGGACTTCCAGAGAAGAAGGCGTTGGACTTGTTCCGTCCCTTCGTCGTGAAGAAGCTGCAAGACCTCGGGGCCGCGAATACACCACGTGAGGCTCACGCTCTTCTGTCGGAGACTGGGAAGAAGAATCCCATGGTCTACAAGGCGCTGGACCAGGTAATGGCCGAGCGCCCTGTGCTCCTGAAGCGCGACCCCTCCCTGCACAAGCACAGTGTTCAGGCATTCTGGTCGCAGCGCGTCCCAGGGAAGGCCATTCAGATTCATCCACTCGTCACCGGCGGCTACGGCGCTGACTTCGACGGGGACACGATGGCGGTGTACGTACCCGTAGGGCGTGATGCCGTAGAAGAGGCCAAGAAGATGGTGCCTTCTGCGAACATCTACAACGAGGCGAGCGGCCGTGTCATCTACCAACCCAGCCTCGAGGCGAGCCTAGGCTTGTTCAAGCTCTCGCGTGTTACAGGAGATAGCGGCAAGAAGTTCAAGGACCATGCGGAGCTCCTGCGCGCAGCACAAGCGGGCAAGGTGAAGATGACGGACACCGTCACGGTTGGTGGGAAGCAAACCACAGCGGGGCGCGTGATGCTGGCATCAGCCCTACCCGAGCCCATGCAGAACACCGTGATGCACGACCTCAACCTTCGTCTGAACAAGAAAGGTGTGGATAGGCTCTACACGCAGGTAGCCAAGGAGCACACGAGGGACTTCGCGGGCACAGCATCGAAGCTCATGCGCCTTGGCTACGACGCGTCCTTTGGAGCCATACGCATACCGAACCCAGCGACGCAGGGTACGGCTGCTGCCGTTCAGCGCGATGGAGAAGACCCGAAGAACAACGTGCAGTTTCTGCCGATGGGTACGCACTCTCTGAGCTTGGCTGACTTCACGCCGGATAAGGCCACGCGCGACCCGATTGTTGCCGCGGCACAGAAGCAGGTTGCGAAGATTCAGGCGCGGAAAGACCTGACGCCAGCGGAGAAGGAGCACCATGTCGTTACTACGTGGTTTGATGCCACGGAGACGATGCAGAGGCTTCACGATGAGAAGATGAGTGCCAACCCCGACAACCTGCACATCATGCAGCAGGCTGGCGTGAAGCCAAGTCCCATTCAGTACCGTCAGCTGCGCTTGGCACCAATGCTGATGCTGGACAGCACCAATAGGGTGATCCCGCAGCCAATTACGAAGAGCTACTCAGAAGGGCTGGACGTCAGTTCCTACTGGAACCAGATGTCTGGTGCTCGTCGCGGCTCTGTGCTGAAGGTCCAAGAGGTGCAGGAGCCTGGGTACTTCACGAAGCAGCTGATGAACAGCACCATTGGGATGCAGGTCACAGCGCACGACTGCGGTACGCAGCAAGGTCTGCACATGCCCGCCAGCTCACAGGACATCTTCGACCGTACTCTGGCGCAGGAGCACACCATCGGCGGTGTGACGTACAAGAAAGACACCATTGTGACGCCGCAGATCGCAGCCACGATTCGTGCGGCGGATAAGAACGCTACGCTGCTCGTGCGCTCGACGTTGAAGTGCGAGCACGGTGACGGCGTTTGCCAGAAGTGCGCAGGGCTTGCCCCCAGTGGGCAACCGTACACGCTGGGTACCAACGTGGGTGTACTCGCGACGCAGGCACTAGGAGAGCGAGCTACGCAGCTCACGCTGAAGGCGTTCCACTCTGGTGGTGTCGCTGAGCGCAATGCGGACATGGTGAACAACTTCATCCGCGTGAAGCAGATCACGGAGCTGCCGAAGGAGATTCCGAACGCTGCTCGTTTGGCTTCGAGGGACGGAGTCATTGAGAAGATCGAAAAGGATGCAACAGGGCATTCGGTTTGGATCGGTGGCGTGAAGCACTACATCCCGAATGACCGCTTCGGGAACCCCTTGTTCAAGCCAAAGCCTGGTACGTCGGAGTCGATGGGCCCCGGTGGCATGAAGTGGACGGGGCTACAGGTCGGCATGAAGGTGCGAGCAGGTCAGCTTCTGACTGACCCAACGCGCACGAACATCAACCCCAGGGACCTCTACAAGGCTACGAACAGCATGGCCACCGTACAGAACCATGTCGTTACGGAGTTGCACGGCATCTACGGAGCAGAGGGCGTTCGACGACAGCACACAGAGACCGTAGTTCGCGCGCTGGGTGACGCCACCCGAGTGGTTGACTCAGGCGACAGCGAGAACTTCGTCAAGGGTCAGTTTGCTTCTCGGGCTCGCGTACAGGCCATGAACAAGCAGCTGGCCGCGCGGGGCTTGAAGCCGGTGCAGCACACACCCGTTCTGAAGGGCATTGACGTCATGCCCCTGGAGGTGCAGGAAGACTGGATGGCCAAGTTGAACCACGAGAAGCTGCGGGGTAGCCTCATCGAGAGCGCAGCTATCGGGGCCACTTCGAACCTGCATGGGTCGAACCCAATACCAGGTATGGCCTACGGTGCTGAGTTCGGGATGACTCAAGCGCACGCGTACGATAGGCCACACCTCAAAGACGTAGCCCCACACGCATACTGATGGCACAGAACATCACCAACCCCAGGACTGAAGTACGTACGCCTCTTGAGCGTACGAGCATGCGTGGCTCGTGGACGCAGCCGCAAGGCGGCGCACCCGCGTTCATCCACGAGGCACGTGTGCTGGACTTCAATCTCGTGACTTGGACGGTTGATGTGCGCACGCAGTTCGACCAGAAGTTCTTTCCGAATGTTCAAGTGGCAAGTCCATACATGCACGCGAACAGAGGAGAGGGGTGGTACTGCATTCCAGAAGTCAACGCGAAGTGCTTGGTGTGCATCCCTAGCGATGGTCCTCCGCCGTTCGTTCTCGCATTCATCATGCCGATGGAGACGCCGGAGGACCCCGAGGGGAGCGGTGATGAGACCAAGGCGGCAGAGACCACTGGGACGAATCAGGGGGCGGTGTTCTCTGGAGGGCGCTCTCGAGGGAAGCCCGGAGACCAGATCTGGCGAGGGCGTGATGGGAACTTCGTCATTCTGCACCGAGGGGGCGTTCTACAGATTGGCGCCACAGAGCTCGCTCAGCGCATCTACATCCCGCTGGGAAACATCGTCACGGACATCAGTCAGAACTACGAGCATCACAACACCGGGGGCTCCATCAACTGGGGTATGTCCACGAGCTTCACAGACGACAACCCTGAGACGGAGTTCCGTCAGACGTTCCGAATGTACGCCAACGATGAGCGCTCGGACGTACGAGTAGCCGTGGGCAAGGTGCATCAGCCCGTGCCCGAGCCCTCGGGTGACGCCGGGGAACTCTCGGCGAACTCCAATCTGGAGCTTGGTAGGCAGATTGCCTTTGAGCTGGTTGTGGCTCCTGGAGGCTTTGAGACGGAGTCGGGTGCGCCCGCTGGCGACGCGGCCAAGCTTACGAAGCTGCGACTGTTCTTCGATGCGGAGGGCGGTGGCTTCCTCCGAGCAGAAGGTGCCGTCAACGTACGCATCAAGAAGAAGCTTCGCATCGTTGCCGACGGTGGTATCGACATCTCCACTAAGAAGACGTGCCAGCTGTCCTCCGATGAGGTTGTTCGGGTGCTCGGGAAGAAGGGCGTTCAGATCACGGCGGCGGATGGTGCCGTTGTACTGAACGGTGGGGATACCCCGGTGGCTGCCGTGGGCTCGGCCGTAGATATCCTCGTGTCCATCCCTGTTCCGATTGTAGTGGGTGGCGTACCTGGTGTAATCAGTGCAGGAGCCAAGTTCACTGGCTTCGTTGTGAACGGCTCAAGTAAAGTACTCGTGCCACAACCAGGATGATATGGCTCTAGGACCACTACGCAGCGGCACACTGGGCTCCTTCAACGTCGGCTTAGCCGCGGGCGTGGGCTTCCTCATTCCACTTGGCGCGCAGATCGACGCGCTGATCGCCGCGGGGTTGGGCCCCTTTCAGCTGGACTTGAGCGCGCGACTCAACGCCGCAATCTCTGCCTCCGCAAGTCTGGGCATTCAGTTCGGCAATCCGTTTGCCGGGATTCAGGCGATCTTGGCAGCGTTGGTGAACATCCAGGCCGCACTAGCCGCGGCTCTGGCCTTTCCTCTGCCGTCCATTCAACTCGGTGTACGCCTGAGTGCCATGGCGGCACTACAAGGTACGCTGGCTATCCAGCTGGGTGGGCTACAACTGGCCATTGCTCTGGCTTTGCAGATCAAGATACCTGCTCTCAGAGCCGCTGCCGAGCTGGCTGCTAGTCTGGGTGCAGGACCTGCGTTTGCCTTTACGTTTGACGGGCCTCTTGCGGCAGAAGGTGCGAGCATTGCAGCCCTGTTTGCAGGGGGTCTGGTGGACGGAGGCAACGTCATTCTCCCCGCGCAGCCGGTGTACGGCGTTGTCCTCCTCTCCTCAGTACCTTCAGTTCAAGCAGCACTAGGTGCAATAATCCAAGTAGCATGACCATGACACAGCCCCTCTTCTTCAACACCGCGAACTTCGTCGAGAAGACGGCAGGCGAAGTCGACCTCCCTGATGACCCCAATCAGTGGGCGCAACAGATCCTGCAGGAGTTGTACAAGCAGGTCCCGTACATCACGGACTACCAGCCTCACGTGCAGATGTCCCGTGTGGACGCTGAGCGTGGGTACGGGATGGGTCATGTGGAGATCCAGAACCAGTCCGAGGCGCCCATGGAGACGCCACAGGACCAGTTGGACGCAGCGGGTATTCGCACCGTGCGCATCCCCTTCGTCATCCGCGAGAAGAAGCTCTCGCCGTTTGACCTTCTCATCAGTGACACGGGCGCGACTGTGCCCCTCACCGAGAACAGGTTGCGGCAGTCCTTGTTCCGTCCACAAGCGTTTGACGTGACGAGCCGTACGCCAGGCGACCAGAGCATGATCGGGCAGCTCTACCCTCCGTACAGGCAGAACTACGGCTTCGGCGGTGGTGGTATCGCCATGAACGCCGCGGGTGGTATGGGCATCGGTAAGGTGGGCTCTGCTCTTGAAGAGTTCCTCACACCCAAGACTGCTGCCGAGCTCACGCAGGCATCGCGCGAGCGCATCAAGCCCAAGAACTTCGCTATCCCGAAGGGCGATGGCCCTGGGGACACGGGGAAGTATCCAATCCATGACGAGCGGCACGCGAAGAACGCGCTCACTCGAGTAGCGCAGCACGGTACGCCATCTGAGAAGTCCAAGGTCTACTCAGCCGTTGCGACGAAGTACCCGGGGGTTGCTGCTGAGTCCTCTGTTCCTGCCTTGGCCAAGAAGGCTTCCATCCTCGTGGCCATCCTGCCCACGCTCGATGAGGTGGATAGCGACCGCTTGGCCGAAGAAGTGACGAAGAACGCCAGCGCGCTGTACTCGATGGCGAATGGATCTTCACGCTTCAGCGCCGCTGTTGATGCCTTGCTGTCCTGCAAGGACCAGGTGAAGCATGCTTCTTGGGAGGCCTGGATTCGCCCTGACGTCGTGCAGGTTCAGAAGACTGCGGGCGGGTACCGTGTGAAGACGGCGAGCTACCGCTACTGGGAGCCCAAGGCTGACCTGGTCGACCGCGGTGACGTTGTACGCGCGTACGGTACGGACGTAGCGCTCGAGGCCGACTTGACGGGCAGCTGTACCATCGCTCGTGGGCTGATGAAGACAGCGAAGGAGGAATCCGCACTTCCTCAGCCGATCACGAAGCCTGGCGCGTACAAGGTGATGGACTCCTCGGGTAAGGAGCACATCGGCTTTGTCACTCCGAGTTTGGTGAACATCACAGGCGAGGACATTCCGCTTGCGCTCTTCACGAACGGGAGTGCGTATGCCGTGCAGAGCGACATGCAGGGCGTCCCCGCAGGGGACATTGCACTCCCTGCTGGGCCCATCGGGCGTACCGGGGCCTTCTACACGCTCGATGGCAACTTCCGCATGACGGTTCCGATGACGCTTGAGGACTCGGTGTCATACGGAGACCAGCCCCGTGCGTACCACGGAAGCACGATTGCCGGGGAGCCGGTCATTGTGTCCGTGCAGGCGAACATCGCGGACGTCACCCCTGTCGACGCTGGAAAGGTCCTGGTGCCTGCCTCATGGAAGTGGCTTCCGCTGGACGGCGCCGAGAGCATCTCGGTCATTGGTGGCGAGCAGGCTGCAGCGGCCAACCCAGAGGAGAAGCTCTCCTCTGTGCGCATCATCTCCGACGGATCCTCGTTCAGCTTCAGCGGTGTACCGCTCACCAAGATGGGGTCCGCCGAGAAGAACTTCTTGGATCTCGATGCCTCCTTGTTCTTGCTAGCGGGCTTGGGTGTTGACCTGAACTATGGCTCGCAGAAGCTGGCGGAGGCTGTTGCCTTCCACCGCCCCGTTGAGCTCTCCGTGGCACGGGTCATCGAGCGGCGTGAGGACTTGATGCGCTCAGCGCTCGAGAAGGCTGCCGGCGTGGTCGACGCGGTAGCCACCTTCAAGCAGCCCATCCTTCTGAAGGAGGCTGCCAGCTTCCCAGACCCGCAGATGGTCGACACGGTTTTGTCCCTGGGCTTCATCAACCCAGAGAACATCATGACGTTCGTCAGCTACCTGCCTGACATCGAGGATGTGCAGACCAAGCTCTGCGAGGTCTTGTTCGCCGTCCGCCTCGGGCTTTCGAATGTCCCGCAGTCCTCCCTCGAGCGCGCCATACGGTCCACGGAGGAAGTCATCGAGGGGTTGAAAGTCCTGGGCTTCCAGGGTAGTTGACCCGGATAGCAGCCAATGAAGGGCCGACGGTAGTACCGCCGGCCTTTTCTTGTTGTATGCTCGGGGCATGATCCGTAGAAGCCCTGCTGAGTTCTACATCAAGTACCTCATTCTTCATCCGGACAGGTTGACTGACGACGACATTGTGCGGACGCTTCGTGAGAACCAGTTGGACTACCCGGGCCCTGGGTACCTGGACCGCGTGCGCGCCACGTTGAAGCCCCCTGTACCGTTTTACCCGCTGAGGGAGACAGACCTTCCTTCGTACCGCTTTCTGCAGAAGCAGAAGGTGCACCGTCTCTTCTTCAGAGATGCACACATGGACCTCGCTCTCGAGGTTCTTCAGAGTCCTAAGGCGAAGGAGGTAATGGAGACGCTGCTAATCCTTGCGGCAGAGCCTACGGACATCTGCTTTCGCTTGCGCAAGTTTGGGTTCAACGTACTTCCAAAGGCCGTCGAGTACTACGCGCACTTCTTCATGAACATGACGCTGGTTGACCCAACGGAGATACGAGCCCTGATCTCTGTGCGCGTGGAGGATATGCAACTCCTGGGGGATGACAGAGAGACGGCAATTCGGTACAAGGCAATGAAGCAGGCCATGTACGCAGACCCACGGTACATGGCGGCGAATTCTCCGGCAGCCCACCTTGCTGCCGTCCGCATGCAGATGCGGTACGGGTACAAGCCGCAGATTGACTTCGGGCGCCTGATGGAGGGTATGCGTGACCTGGCAACTGTCTCAGCTCTGGAGACCCTCCTACGTGGGGGTCCCAAGTCCGCGGCAGAAGCTCGAGACTTGTCCGTGGTCATTGCCACCGTGAACGGGATTCTGACCGACCAGGGTGGCGGTAGTGAGGAGTTGACAAGGAGGCTACAAACCCTGGGGATCACCACTGACACTAAACCCGTACCGACGATCAAGCAGTTGACGGACGGGAACTTCACGGACAGTGTAGACCTAACCAAGGAGGCACAGTATGCAAAGCGCTGAACGTTACGTCGCCGTTTCGGAGATGCCCGCAGAGCAGGCACCCGGTACGCTCCAGCTAGAAGGAGAGATGGACGTCCCCAAGCCCGTCGAGTTCAACGAGTACCAGGGCACGTACTTCAGGGCGGAGTACACGCCTGACGGGCGCGACATCATCATTCACTTCTTCGTCGCAGATGCTCTTCGAAAGCAATGGACTGTTGACGCTATCGAGCACTGGTGGCTGAACGACTTCGCTGCTGCACTGAGTAGGGTGGCTACGGAGTACTTCCAAGCCACCGTCCCGCGCATCATGGCCAAGTACACGCCAGAGATGGCCAGTTGGTGGTTCAAGGCTCAGGGGTACGACTTTTTGCTCGACAGAGCGGCGTACCTGAACGCCTTCTTCGAGCTTCTTGACGGAACTCTTCACTCCGCGCTTCATCCGCAAGGCGCTTCTCCATCGGGTACGGCTTGAGCGTGAACGTAACGCGGTCCTTGAGAACAGCCACGTGCTTTGCGCGCCAGCCAACATCAAGGGCCGCTTGGCGAACTACGCCCCTGATGTGCTCACGAAGGTTGTCTGGTAGTGCCTTCATCGCGAGCTCTGCCTTGTGCTCCCCCGTCTCCGGGTTTGGCTCCAAGCGCCAGCCTCCTGGAAAGTTGGGGCCGGCAGAGCTCAGCCACTGCCAGATGACAGAGAGTGCCTTCTGCGGATCGTCTGTTTCTTCTTGAGGCTCCATGGGACAACCTGCTTTAGCCTACACTGACGAAGACTTCGATGACTCCTGGTACGACGAAGAAGTTTGGCTACCAGAGCCTACTGCGGAGGAAGAACCGCTTATCCTGCGAAGGGCCAAGGATGAGCTACCGCAGATCCCCTCTCTGACGCCATCCCAATTCACGTCTCGTGCGTTCATCATGCCGAACGACGAGGGTACGGGTTTTGCCCCGTTCTCATTCGAGGGAAGGCGCCATCTACCCAGGATCTACGATTCTCCCGCTCGACGCATTCTTCTGTGCTGTGGCCGTCAGGTTGAGAAGTCGACAGCACTTGGAAACCGGATACTCGGGTATGCGGCGATGGTCCCGGCCATGCGCATCCTGTACGTCAGTCCGTCAGCGACGCAGACGAAGACGTTCAGCAACGACCGCATCAAAGAACCGATTGAGACGAGTCCACTGCTCAGTCAGTTCACGACGAGAATGCTTTCTCAAAACGTCTTTGAGAAGCAGTTCATCAATCGGTCAAAGATCACACTCCGCTACGCCTTCCTGAATGCAGACCGTACGCGCGGTATCCCAGCGTGGTTGCTGTGCATGGATGAGATTCAGGACATTCTTCGGGACAACATCCCGGTCATCGAGCAGTGCACGTCACACGCTCCTGACCGCTGGAAGTCCTTCTTGTACTCGGGCACCCCGAAGACCCTCGACAACGTCATCGAGGAGTACCGAGCCAACCGAAGTACGCAGGGCGAGTGGGTCATCCCGTGTGACGGGTGCAACAACTGGAACATCCTCGGCGAGCAGAACATCGGGAAGAAAGGGCCCGTCTGCAGTAAGTGCGGGAAGGCCATAAACCCGCAGGGGGAGCGGGCGCAATGGGCTTGGATGGTGGAGCCCGACGAAGAGCGCGTGAAGGTTCCATGGGAGAGCTACCGTATCCCTCAGCTGATGGTTCCGTGGAAGATCCGGAACTGGTCAGAGGTCCTTCACGACTACGAGAACTACCCACGTGCTCAGTTCATGAACGAGTGCTTGGGGATCTCGTTTGAGACGGGAACTCGCCCGCTGACCCAGGCGCACGTGAAGGCCCAGTGCGGTGAGCACTCAATGGCTGACTTCGAGTCCTTGCGCAACCAGACCCTGAATGAGCCCTTCTTCTTTGGGATTGACTGGGGTTCTGGAAACAACAGCTACACGGTGCTTACGGTCTGCACCTACGTCAACAACCGCTTCCGCGTGGTGTACGCGCATCGCTTTACTGGAGAAGAAGCTGAGCCAGAGCCGCAGATTGCCAAGATCATAGAGCTCGGACAACGCTTCAACGTTGCGCTCATCGGGGCCGACTATGGCTTCGGCTTTGGGCTCAACCACCATCTTGTTCGCGCTTTCGGGAACAACCGCGTGCACACGTTCCAGCACATGGCACGCATCAACAAGCGCGTCTTGTTCGACGTGAAGATGATGCGCTGGAAGATTCACCGTACTGAGGTGATGAGTGCCATCTTCGAGGCCATCAAGAAGGGTAAGGCAGAGTTCCCTCGGTGGGAGGAGTGGCGGAAGCCCTTTGCGGAGGATATGACCAACATCTACTCGGAGTACAACGACAAGCTCCGAATGATCATGTATGACCACAAGGCGGGTAACCCCGATGACACGTTCCACTCTTTCATGTTCTGCTGGCTCGCATCGATGATCGCAATCAAGCGCCCAGACATCATCGCTCCGTCCATCGAGGGAACAGACGGAAAGCCAGTATCCCCCTACTCGGGCCCCGTAGACCAGGGGTAGCCTTGAGGGTTTCCTGGGAGATGCACCATGGCCCTATACCAGAAGGAATGATGGTTTGTCACACGTGTGACAACCGCAGTTGCGTGCGCCCAGATCATCTATTCCTTGGATAGGCTCATTACTGGCAAAAGAAGAGGCTAACGGTTCAGATGAGTATTCAGTCGACGCATGAGGCTGGTTGCAGCCTCCGGGATGACTTCTTGTGCGTACGCCGGCGTGCGGCGCTCCATGAGGTAGAAGAACACGGTTTGACGGAGGGCGCGCCTCGCTACTGTCAGGTGCAGGTAGGCACCCAGCAAGTCCTCGTCATCGAAGCTACTGGGGCGACGCTCGTCCATCCGCTCTGCGAGGAGGAGGAAGGGAGCCCATGGCTCGGGGTTGTCGGTATAGGTCTGGACGAGGTGGAGGTACTCCTCCTTCACGCCGAGGAAGATGGAGCACCAATCCAGGATCTGCAGAATATCGGTGGGTGGTTCCTTCAGCGCATCGCAGATACGCTCCATGAGCTCTTCGACTTCAGACTTCTTGTTGCCCAGGTTGGGGTTGCGGACGCAGATCACCCTCTCCAGAAGGTCAAGACGATGCTCAAGAGCACCACACCGCGTCAGCGTCGAGAGCAAGGTCTTCTGAAGCTCCAGGATGGTGGGCTTGCTCTCCCGTACTTTGGCCAGAGCCGCCACTTCATGCCTGTCGAACAGAAGGTGGAATTCTCCGTCCCCCTGATGGGCTGTTAGGAGGCCTTCGCGCTGGTAGCGATATACTTGAGGTCGGCCCACGCCGAGAAACTTGGCGGCTTGGTCCGGCGTGATGAGGGAGTCGTTTCTTCCCATGCGTTTCTCGAACATGTTACCTGTTATTGTACAAGCCATGAGCCAGTTCGACCTGCCTTCACAGCCACTCCTTCAGCAGTCGTCAGCTCGACCCGTCAGTGGTGAGGAGCTGGAGACGTATGGTAAGCACGCCGCGGCCCTGTACGGCTGCGGAAAGTGTAGTACCCTAAACTCTGCTGTTGTGGAAACCATCAAGAGTGCCGGGCTTGCTCCAGAGCAGGTTCGACGCGTTGTGGAGTTCACGAACACGCACGCCTTCCTGACGGAGTTCAAGAAGGAGGGTACGGCGAACAAGTTCGTCTTCTTCGACGGTGGGCCGGCGGAGTTCAATATGATCCTGCAGGACCTGAACGACGGGGGTGGCGGGACGGTCTTCGACCGGGGTACCCTGGACTACAGCCACGTACCCACGATGAAGACGGCGTCTGCCCGGGGACTGGACAAGACGGCCTCAGCAGGCTCAGAGGCTGACGATGTGCTCGCCGCGGCCTTCGCGGTAGACCAGGTCGCCCCTCCCCTCCCGTTCGCCAACCCCATGGGTGACGTTCACGACCTACAGGACAAGCTGGCTGCCGCACGGGACTCGCAGACGGCTGAGATCTCGGAGCTGGAACTGGACCTTCACGCGATTGCCGAGGAGCTCTACGGCCACGTGAAGCAGGCGGCTCTTCAGGGCAGCGTGCCTCTGGGGGCCGTCGTTCAGTCCTGGTACGATGCACTCAACCCTGACCCCGATGTGGTGAAGGTGGCGTTTGCCTTCCTCGGTCCTCGGCTCGTGGATGAGCAGGTCTTTCCCTCGTTGAACGCCATGGGGGAGTCCATCGAGAAGACCGCCGGTGTTCATGCGCGGGTGAATGCTGACCACCCGATCGTCGTCGCATTCAGCGCGTACACAGACGTGGTCACGAAGCTGGCCCATCTCCGCGCGGCGCGGGACGAGGTGATCAATGGGCTGGAGCAGCTTAGCCACTTTGACCGTTCTGTTCAGAAGCACTATGCAGAGGTGACGCGATGAACCCTGTTGACGAGTACCTGATGACCAAGACGGCTGCCACGGGACAAGCCGGTAACTGGAAGCCCGCTCTGCGCAACGCCGCCATTCAGGCAGGTGTTGGCCTGGCTGCTGCCGGGTTGCCCATTGCCGCCTCCCGGGTCTACAACGCCGTCAACAAGGGTTCACGCTTCCGGAGCATGATGGAGCACAACGAGGACTTGGGTGCCTTCGCCGAGCAAGATCCCAAGCGCTTCGCTCAGTTCTACGACTCGTTGCACAAGATGTCCCCCGAGTTCGCCTCGGACCCCGTTGTGGCAGGCACCTACATGCGGCAGATGATGAGTAACCCGTCTGGCGCGGGAAAGGTGCTGGTGGAGGCGCGTGGGAGCATGAAGGCTCCGCCACAGAGTCCCTTTGCTTCTACCGTGTCGAACGTGGGGCAGGCTGCGGGCAAGGCTCTCGCGGAGGGTATGAGCAGAGCTCCAGCTGCTGCTGACCCGTTCGCGGAACAGCGTCAACGTGTGCAGGGTCTCGAGCTCAGCCAGAAGGAGCAGGAGCTGCTCGATAAGGCGAAGGCACGAGAAGAGATGGGCAAGCAGCTCAACCTTTTCACATGATCAAGGTCAGCACCTTCCTTCATCAGAATGAGCTTGGGTACACCGCGATCCCGTTATTCGGGAACAAGGGAGCAGAGGCAGAGTTCGAGAAGAATGCCAGCCCTACGCTGCTCCCCACGGTGGCTCAGTACATCGCTGCGCTTCGCCCGAAGCCTGATTCCCAGTATGTTTTGGTGAATGCGCTGGGAGCCAGCGAGTACTTCGGCTCGAACATCAATGGTGACGCATTCCCCGAGGCGGGTTTGATCCACTGCCCGCCTGGGTGGACTGGGAACCCTGTTGTCGATACGTCATTGGCAGCCAGTTGGCCTTACGGCTTCCCGACGTTCTACAACGCCCATGCGTTTGCGCATCACAGGAACAAGGATCCTGGGCGCGCCTACGGCAACGTAGAGCTCGCGGTGTGGAACGACCTGATGAAGCGGGTCGAGCTTGTCGTCCGGGTCGACTACGACAAGTGTCTTGAGTTCGGCGGCATCCCCGTGTGGGACAAGCTGAAGGCTGGGCAGTTCCCCGACGTCAGCATGGGGTCAAAGGTCCCCTTCGATACCAGCTCCATTACTCTCGACTGGGATGCGTACAACAAGGCGAAGGCGACCTACGATGCCAAGCGCCACGTGTCCCCAGGGCAGGCCATCCTCGAGTATCACAAGAAACACCCCATTCGGGGCCTCTCGATCACTCGAGACGACTACGACGAGTACTGCCTGAAGTACATGAACCGCATCCTGCCCGATGGCAGGAAGGTTTTCGTCTACAACGACTACCCCAAGTTTTTCGACATCTCGTTCGTGTTCATCGGAGCAGACCGCACAGCGAAGGTGATGGTCTACATCGCGCGGGCGCCTGGGCTCGACAAGACCGCTGAGGTTTTGTGGCACGGCTCGCCTAAGAAGCTGGATGTACTCGAGCCCCGGCAGGCGCACGGGAACAACAACTTCCAGAATCAGAAGGCGGTGTACGTCGCAGAAGACCCGGAGATGGCCCGCGCGTACGCAGTGGGCAAGACCCTGAAGGGGAAGGCGGACTTCTCTATTACGGGCGACAACCACATCGTCATCGTAGGAGACAAGAAGCCGGCAGCTGGGTACCTGCACAAGGTTGACGTTGATGACGCCGTTCATGGGAAGGGCGCAGTCAACGAGGGACAGGCCTACGTCAAGGATGAAGTCGTTCCGGAGAAGGTGACGCGTGTCGCTCCCAAAGAGGTGGCGGACCGAATCATTCGTGTAGGCGACAAGAAGGAGCTGAGCGACGTAGTAGAGCAGCACAAGGTAGCGAGTGCTGAGGATGAACTACTAGCCTTCTTGAAGGGCGCAGAGAACAAGAGCGCCGAGATCGAGAAAGAAGTCTTTCCGATTCCGCACGTCGCAAAGGCGATACCGCTTCTGACGAAGTCGGAGCCGGACATTCCGGAGAACGTCATCAATGCCCTATCTGCCGTCCCCTTGAGTAACGCACTGAGCACGGTGAGCGGGTTGGGGATGGTTCTAAGGCCCCGTGAGTTCCAGCGCATTGTTCTGGTTCGGTCGGGGAATGCACCGCTTGCAGATATGCTGGAAAGCCAGAACATGGTTTTCCCCAAGGTAGAAGAGTCCTCGCCGTGCAGCATGACTCCAGACGGGTTTATGCCGGCGCTGGCGCGAATGCTGTTGCCATTGTTCGAGCAGAGGACCGCGCTGGCACCAGCAGTAGAACGCAGAGTGGTCCTCATAGACACAGACGCCGGGAGTAAGGCAGAACCGCCTTCTTCCCATAGCGATGAGCTACTCCGTAAGATTGGTGCTGCCTACAACGGGTACCGAGAGCAGCTCATGGAGATGGCACCGTACGCACAAGACCTGATCAAGAGAGCAACTACGAGCAAGGATTATGACCTTGCCAAAGTAGCTTCTGCAGATCCCTCGGCCGTCTTCACCCCTCTCTCGTACTCTTATCTGCGTGACGCGTACAAGGACGAGTTGTCGTTTGCATACACGAACCGCGGAATGGTACAACTTTCACACTAGGCGCAAGCCGGCGTGGAGAGGGGTGACCCCCTTCGAGGAACACGTGAACTGAATACCGAAAACAACCGGAGACCAGAGCAATGAATCCCACGCTCGCTGCCATGTACAACACCAACGGCTTTGCTGCTGTCGCTCACCGCGAGCAGGTCAAGGTCGCCCACCTCGAACTCTTCGCCAAGGCCGCTGCCGCGCAAGGTATCGACCTGACGAGTCTCGACCAGGGCACTGCCAACGCCCTGTACGCGGAGTTCACCCAGAAGCTCGCCGAAGAGGGTGCCGAAGTTCCCGCCGATGAGTCCCCCGCCCACGAGGAGGGTGAGTCAACGGACGAGGAGAAGGAAGAGCAAGAGAAGGGCGACGACGAGGACAAGGGCGAGTCGTCCGAAGGCGAATCCTCGGAGGGCAGTGAGGAAGAGAAGAAGGAAGCCCAGGCCCAGTTCCGCACCATGCAAGAGTGGCAGCAGAAGGTGGCCGAGGCCGACTACCTCGGACGCGTGATGGCCCACGCCTTCCACAACGAAGACGCCCAGATCAAGCAAGCTTCCGGAGAGATCGTCCGTCACGCTGGTGACGCGCTTGCCACCGTCGGCAAGAAGAAGGGTCTCTCGACCGCGGCCAAGGCCGGTCTCGCCGCGGGCGGGGCGTACGCTGCGCACCGAGCCATGAAGAAGAAGGACGAGGGGAGCAAGGAAGCTTCCGCCTTCGACGTTCAAGCCGCTCGACATGCGCTCAAGATTGCGTCTCAGGCGAAGCTGAACACCAAGGAAGCGGCCGCGAGGCTCAACGCGCTGTTGACCCTCGGCGTGCCGGAGATGAACAAGACCGCGAGTGCCCTGGGCAACTACGACCAGGCGCTCAACGTACGTGCCCTCGAACTCCTCGAGGCGGGCGGGTACCCCATCAACTGGGACCAGGTCTTTGGAGGATGAGCCAGATGGGACGTGTCATGCACAAGCGCGCTGATGCAATAGGGTCCGGCACTGCCGACCCTAGCACCGCGCCTGCGCGTGCCGTCCCAGTCCCTCAGCTGGCCATCGAGAACAAGCCTGCTCCGGGCCAACGTGGACCGTCAGGGCTTGGTGGCCGTACCACCTACTCGCGCGTGAACACGGGGACGCCTCCTACTCCGGACATGGGTGCATCTGCCCAGAAGTCGCAGGGGCCTCGGGGGCTCGAGTTCCTACCTAAGACTGCCTCACAGGAGAATGAGACCATGGCTACGACCACGACGGGGCGACCCTCGCTGCAGACGTTGATCAAGAGCGCAATGGCGGGAGCCGCCGCTCGCGTCGACGTCAGCCTCGAGGCCGCTCAACAGCTCGCGAATGCCGGCGGCACTCCGCCTCAGACCAAGACTGCTTCCGTACGAGATAAGGACCCCGCTGTGAGCCCTTCGATCCCGACGGAGGTGACCACCAAGCTTGCTTCCGCGCTCGACTACGTTGCGCGGCAGCTCAACCCGAAGCTGGCCGAGATCGACCTCGACTCGGCGACTTCCGACGGTGTCGGACCCGGCGAGGGCCCCGGCGCTCTGGAAGTGACCCCGGCCACGACTGAGGTGGAGAACATTGACGCGGGTGAGATGGGCAGTGCCAATCTCCAGCCCCCGAAGGACCCTCCGACTCAGAAGGATCCTACACGTCCCGCAGACCCCAGTACGGGGCTCGAGACCAATGACGGGCCTGGTGTTGGAGAGCAACCCGAGGAGCCCATCTCCAACGAGAAGACCACGATGACCAACGACGAGGTCAAGGCGGCGTCCGCGCACGTCAACAACCTCATCGCTTTGGGTCTTGCCAAGGTCGCATTCGACCAGAGCGGGCGCATGGTCTTGGAGAAGACGGCGCTCAGCTTGAACCCGCTGCAGAATGCGGCCAACGCCAACACGGCAGGCAGTACGGTTGGCGGAGCGGCTTCTGGTGGCCTCGGTGGTGCCGCTCTCGGCGGTCTTGCTGGTGCCGCCCTCGGCAAGTTGACGGGTCTCGGCGCGGGAACCGGTGCCAAGTGGGGTGCAGGCCTCGGCGGCGCTGCTGGCGCGGCGTACGGCGGGTACAAGGGCAACCAATCGGCACAGGGGTCTCTGGCCAACCGTGCAGCGGGTGCCACGAACAGCGCCATGAACTCGGTCGGGCTCAAGGCGGCTTCCGTCAAGATGGCCAAGGAAGAGGAGACCGGTCTCGAGCGTGCTGGTCGTCGTGCGGGTTCCCTCGCGGGGACGCTCATCGGCGGATCTGCCGGAGTCAAGGGTGGCAAGAAGCTGACTGAGGCCATCGGAAGCGGTCGCCTCGGGAAGGCTGTTGGCACCATCGGTGGCGGCCTCATCGGTGCCGGCGCCGGTCATCACCTCGGTGGTCGACTCGGGCGTGCCGTTGGTAGCGCTGCTGAAAAGGGCGTCGACTACGCCGACCCCAAGGGCAAGAAGAAGGAATCCTCGGTCAAGTCCGCGGCGGCTGCCATGGTTTGCACCGTCAAGTCCGCAGCTGGCGGCGCGACAGGTCTTCTGTCGGCCGGTGGCGGTGTCCTTGGTGATGTTGCTGGGGGTCGCCTCGGCGGTTACCCCGGAAGTATCGCTGGGGGAGCACTGGGGACGGCCCTTGGTGGCGGCCTCGGTGGTGCTCTCGAGGGCGGAGACCTGGATGCGGCACTTGCTGGTGCTCGCGGCGGCGTTCTCGGCGGAGTTGGTCCGGCAGCCCTTGGGGGTGTAATCGCCGGCGACACCGGGAGGCGCATTGGCGGCTCTTTGGGCTCCTCACTCGGTGGATCCGACGCTGTGCAGCGACTTCTTGCTCAGCGAGAAGCCATGCAGGCGGCACCGGATAAGACGGCGTCCATTCTCGCTCGGAATCTCATGGCCCTTGGCCTGTACAAGCAGGCAGAGGATGCCATCAATCCGGCGCAGATCAGCGCAGGGAAGATCGACGACATCGGCGACCAGCCCCCGGATGGTGCGGTCGGAAGCGGCGAGGGTGCTCCGGCGGAGCCCAGCGACGTGAACGCGCAGAAGCGGAAGATGGTTTCCTCGAACGAGGCGGCCATCAACTACACCAAGCGCGACGCCAAGGCGGACCCCAAGGGTGACCTCGGGGACGTTCTGAGCGAGCCGGCCCTGTCCGCCTCGACGGATGCGACCCTCGACAAGACCCTCGACAACACCGACGAAGCTGGTGCGAAGATCTCGAGCGCTCGACGTGACCTCTCCAAGGTTGCGGCGGCCCGCGCGGTCCTCGCCAAGGTTGCTCAGTGCCACGGGGTTCAGAGCAAGAAGGTCAAGCGTGCCACCATGGGCGGCGCCCCCAGCACGCCCCAAGCAGCGAGCGGGTTCACCGCCGGCGCAGGAATGTGAGGAGTACCATGACGACGGCATTGAACAATACCAAGGTCGCTCAGGTTCTTCGTGACGGGGCGATTGCACTGCGCAAGACCGCTGCGGAACGAGACACTCTAGCGGCAGCGAACGAGAAGCTCGCCGCGGAGAACAAGACTCTCAGGCTGCGAATGGTGGCTGAGAAGGTGGCCATGGACATGACCGACAAGGGCATGTCCGACGGCAAGCCCTTTGAGGCTCTCGTGGACCAGCTCGAGAAGAAGGCGCACGCGGACCCTCGGGGATTCGACGTGCTCCGCGAGGCAGTAAACATCACAGGCCCCGACATGCTGAAGGCCGCTTCGGTCGCCAGCGACATCAATGCGCCCGGAGGATCCGACTTCGAGCGCTACATCCTGGGAGACGTCAGCTGAACCCTGGCGCTTCAACCTGAACAAAAGTAAGGAGATCACTGAACATGACTACGCTCAGGGAGAACTTTCGGCCGGTAGCGGACGTCCTTCCCACCGTCCGCCGCGACTTCGTTCCGGCAGATCGATCACTCGTCAACCCCAGCAACCCCGTCTCGCTGATCGATGGCGAGTGGATGACGCTGGACTCCAGCGGCAAGGTTGTTCGCGCATGCGACATCACCGCCGCGGGCAACGCCGCTGGCGCTGTCCTGTCCTGGCCCCTGTGGGCTGAGAACGGTCGCTACGACCTGCAGGCGATGGCGGAGAACAAACTCCCCCTCATCTGGCTCAACGACTGGGAGTTCGAGACCCGCATCTTCGATGCCGGCGCCACCATCGGGGACGGCGTCATCATCAACACCATGCTGATGCCGGTCAAGGTCGCCTCGGTGTCCTTGAGCGGTGTCTACGGCACCCGAATCCTCAGCGGTCTCGTCGGCCACGGCGGGGCTGCAGACACGGACCGCATCGTCGGCTACGTGACGCGCCTGCCTGCTGCCAACGGTGGCTGGCTCCGCATCCGTGGAGGCAACAACTACTGAGCCGTGTGACGAACACAGGCCAACAGCACTAGACTGAAGGAGATCAACACATGGCTTCGGCACGTACCGTAAACGACATGTTCAACACCCGCCTTGGCGAGCCCGGTGGTAAGGAGAAGCTGGCTCAGTTCGGCGGTTCCTACATCCGTGACCGCCTTCGTGAGGTGTCCTTCGTGCGCAAGATCCTGCCCCCGGAGCAGGTCACCCGCACGGATTGCCAGCGCTCGACGAAGCACGACACCCTCGTCAAGATCGTGGACATCGAGCCCAAGAGCCGCGGTATGGCGATCAGCTTCCGTGGTCAGCCCACGGCGCGCTTCATCCGCGCGGACAAGGCTGAGGTGGCGTTCTTCACCATCTCCAGCGAGGTCTTCCAGAAGACTGAGCAGGAGCTCCTCGCCTATGAGATGCCCATCACCAAGGTCATCGAAGAGAACTCGGTGAAGGACATCCAGGAGATCGAGGACCGCGAGTTCGTCATCCACATCGAGGCGGCTGTCCAGGCGCTTCAGCAGGAGGCCAATGGCGGCTCTGTCACCACCTTGAACGCTACGGCGCTCCAGGGTGCTACCCCGCCTGTGGAGTTCTCGGTTCGCAAGGGCGAGCTCGCTCGTGCCGCGGCGACCGATGACGCCACCGTCCGCCCGCTGCAACGCAAGGACATCGTCGAGGGCTTCAAGCTCGTCGACGGGAACCGTCTGCGCTGCGAGCGCTTCCTCCTCACCGAGGTGGACTTCGACGACGTCCTCTCCTGGACCGTCGAGGACAACGGCGACCGCATCCAGTCGGAGACCACGGTCGATGGCTACAAGTACAACCTGCTGGTCGGGCGGCCCTACATCCGCACGGTCAAGACGGACATCCTCCGTCGCGGCAACGTGTACTTCTTCACGGCGCCCGAGTACTTCGGGAAGTTCTACGTCCTGAACCAGACCAAGTTCTACATCGACAAGATCGCGAACATGATCACGTTCCAGGCGTGGGAAGACATCGCCATGGCCGTGATCAACATCGCGTCGGTGCGCAAGATCGAGCTCTACTCGGCTGACGCGACCTCGAACGACACCGACAGCCTCCTCGAGAACTTCATCCCCGTGGCTGAAGACGCGCTAGGCGCCGTCAACAACCGGGTGGGTGATGGCCTGAAGTTCCCGCAAGTCATTGCGAACTGAGGGTAGCTCTCGCCTAGGGTATGTTGGCCCGGATTGAGGGCACCGGCGCCGGTCGTCGGTGCCCTCTTCTGCTTTCAGGAGTAGTCTATTCACATGGCACAGACGTTCTACATCCACAACACGACGCGCTCGCCCCACACTCGCGATGTGCGCAGAAGCGTACCTGGACCCGAGTCCAGTACGAAGAACATCTTCATCGGCGGCGGTCTTCTGCGCGTAGTGCGTGGACGTCCGGTGCCCGTTGCCGAGGCATTCCTTCGGCGACATGTACCTGAGCTCCTTGCCAAGGAGAAGAAGGGGCTCATCGCCGTCTACAACGCGAAGACGCAGCGTGTGGACCTCAGCACCCTCGAGGTGCTGCCCAGTGCACCGCCCCCACCCCCTGTCACGGACGATGCTGCAGGTGCGGCCACTGCACATCCCCCTGCCACCCCCGCCACGAATGACGAGGTTCCCGCGCCCGTGATCGCCGAGCCTTTGCCTGTACCGGCAGAGGACCCCGACCCGCCCGTGGAGGAGACTCCGACGGATGTACTCTCCGAGGTGCAGGAAGTGCCCGCAC